ACCTTCATCGCCATCCGGTTCGGCAGCCCCATCAGCGGCTGCAGCATCGGCTTCGGCTTTTGCTTTAGCTTCTGCTTCAGCTTTCGCCTTGGCTTCCTCTTCAGTTTCACCATCTTCAGTATCCGCACTATCCCCTTCATCACTCATAAGGGCTTTCAAGCTGTTGATTATCTCATCAATAGCTTTAGGAGCCGCACCATCTTCCACTTCTCCGGCTTCCATTTTCCCTTTCAGAGTTTCCATCTCTTTTACCGCTTTGTCGAATGCTTCTTTCTTGAACATTTTTGCCTCCGTTAGATTTTTTTTAGCTTTCGCTTTTTTATAACTACTAACACTTTCTTTAAGCCCGGTTCCAATCTTGCCGCCGGCTCCCGGCTTTGTTACTACATCCGCAGAGAATACATCAGTTATCTCTTTGACATAGTTTATTGACAGATCATCAGTTCCCGTACCTGCTTCAGTGAGGCCGCTCGCATTTATAGAAATTCCGACAAGGTCTTTATCCGGATATTCTTTTGCATATGCAATGGCTTCTTTTACGAGATCCCAGGCCCAGTTATATGATTCACCGTCATTTATTTTTAATGTTGCTTTTATTGCCTTTTTTCCTTTAAAATCTATCACTTCAGGATTCTTATAGTAGCCGATTAAGTCACGAGTAGATCTCTCCGGCCGATCGCTTTCTTCTGTCTTTGTAGGATGGTCCGCATAGCATTGCGCGCCATCAAAGAGTTTAAAAGATTTCGTGAATGCTTCTTGAGTATAAAAGTTCTTATCTCTTGAATTGCCGAGCCCTTCCTGAATAATAATGACCGGAACTTCCCGGGTTGATTCGTTAATTGCACCTTCCATGAAATGACTGCGAATGATAAATTTGGATTCTTTCTGTTTACCTTTCCTGAACAGAGACCCTTGCGTGGCCTGGCCGGTAGTTTCCTTGCCGGGCTTTTTATCTTTATTCTTAATCTTTTCGTCTTTCATGGTTTCCTTTTTAGATTTCATATTTCTTTTCACCTTTGATAACTATAAGATTTCCCGATTTTGAAAGTATCGGGGTCAGATTTTTATGATCTTTAGAAAACCGATATATCGTCATGAATAAATTTGTGATGGATTTCATTGCCTGCATGATCTTGGCGTAATCCTGGAAGCGTTTTGTATAGAAATCCCGGCACATGCTCTTCTGTCCGCGCCTTCCCTCTAAAGTAAATACAAGACCATCTGAATTGCAATGTGTATTATATTTTAGAGTGGCAGGATCAATGCAGGATTTCGTAAGGAAAAGATAAACAGCCTGAATGCTCTGGATAAAAACAGTAGCCAATTCTCCATTGCCATCAGTGAGCTTTGCCAGATAAGGCGATTTGTTATAGATTATTTCATACGGCGTTGGCATTAAATCCCTCGTGAAGCATCATAGTTTTTTCTTCTCTCCCTTTTTCCCGAAAGATTTTTCGTTTATCTCTCGGAGCAGGCTGTTTATTTGTTTCGCCTTTGGAGCTATGATCTGCCTCACGCAGGATTCGCAGAGGACATCACGCTGACCTGTGATGTTGTTGATAAGAGTATATCCTAAATCTGTATTGCTGTCAAGTACCCTTTCGCATCCGGAACATAAGTACTTCACTGGCATGCATAAAACCTTTTGCTGCACTTTTTGCAAATTATAATTGTACCATTCTTTTTCATTCTTCTGGCTCCAAGTCTATCCCCTTTGATTTTAACCACTCTGAATAAGGACTATAAGCACAATCGGCTTCTGATTCAATGCTTCCGCCTTCGAGTTGCTCCCAGGGTTTTAATACCGCACGCTTTGTACAAACACAATTCGGGTGTGTATCTGTTATCGGCTCCAAGTCTGTTACAGTATCGTCTAAAGGCTCACAAATCTCACAAGCCGATTCCATGCAGACCCAGCGTTCTTCTTCAATTAAATCCGCATTCTCATGGTAGAGTTGCTTACGACCAAGCTCACGGGCGCGGATTGTTTCAGTCCGGCTGATCAGTTGAGCCCTCCAGAAATACCCTTTTCCTTCATCACCGAAGCGTTCGTAGATTTCTGCAGCTGTTTCTTCTATCGGTCTGCCGAGCAGGATGCCTTGTGTCACATCTTTTTGGATCAGTCGGGCGGTATCATCTCCGATTGAGAATAACCGTTCGCTAAACATTGAACCTTTAAAAGGTTGTGAGATTGCCGCCCTGATCTGATCCTCTGATATTTGAGCAAAGTTTATAACTGTCTTTTCCGGAGTTCCAATATCGAATTGCCATGCTGTCCTATAATAACTTTCCCTGTAGGTTTGTATCAATTGGTTTTGTAATGTGGCCTGAATATCTATTCCAAGTTTACTTGCGAAACCTTGAATCTCCTGACTGAGAAGAGAGAAGCGCTTTATAACTTCCGTTTCGGACATTGAGCCTTTTTTTACATCCAAAAGTAAAGCATCCATTCTTTTTTTTACGCCTTCCCCGATATCACCAAGAGCATCACGCAGACCATTGATATTATCCCATCGTTTCTGTTGCATGGAGTTAATTGTATTCATCCAGGCACGGCGTAAAACTTCTTTTTGTTTTAATCCCATTATTTCTTTTCCTTGTCTTTGAGTTTCTTTTCCATCTTTGCAAGCTCAATGTAATAATCGGGATGTTCGGCAAGATGATCCTTTGCGATCGCCTTTGCTGCTTCCGGATCAGAAGTATGCTCCATTTCAATCTTGGTTCCATTGGTAAGTTGTGCCGGGTCGAATTCACTATCGGGCAATTTAGCGGCTGCCGATTCTTTTATTGCCGCTTCCGCTTGCTTATTGTCTTTCTTAATCTGATTTCTTTCATTACCGCTCAATCCACCCGCAGGTGATCCAGTCTGATCCCCTTGCTTATCTAATGGTTTATATTTCACACCCCCGCCTGCAGGCGACATCATTGGTTCGTATTGACCATAAGGATTGCCCTGATCTGTATCTTTATCAATTTTAACCTTCTCTTCAGGGTAATCATAAGTTTCGATGTGCATTTCTTTAGCGGCTATTACTGCAGCTGTTTCTTTACTGATCCATTCGTTGACCTGCATCATTGTTAAATCTTTTATTTTTTGCGACCGGTCTTCTAGGATGATTTCTGGCATAATCACTTCAAAGGTTGAATCAATGCCTATTACTTCCCCACCGTTTATTGTTGACCATAAGAGTTTTATAGCCGTCATATAATCCCCGGACTTCGTTGCATGGATGATTTTCTTTATAACATTATCCGGCATGATTTTTTCTGTAGAAGGGATAACATTCGCTTTCATTCCTTCTTTGGTGACTATGGTTGCTACGTCGGTAATGATTTTTTTGTAATGCTCCTGACGGTCCTGAAACTTCTTGGCTCCCGGTTCCGAAGCTACAAGAGCCGTAGCGCGTGTAGAACGATCTCCAAGTCCGAGATATTCTTTTGGAATTCCTACACCTACACTTATAAGGTTAAGAAGCGCATCTCCGTCATCTTTAGCATCTGCAGCTTTTATATCTACGGTCATTGAGGATAATGTGCTTGATTCATTTTCCCAGTGAACAGTACCGGCCTTTGGCGGAGTTGTACCATATTGAGCTTTTAAAGCGTTTATATCCGATGCATCCCCTTTAACAATATTTTTCCAAACAACACAGCTTTGCATGATTGCTCTAATTACTCGGGCTGTATAGAAATCTTTTAATCGCTTTAACCAAGTCATCACCGGGAATAAATCAGACCGTCCGCGCTTCTCGTTGCTATTACAGTTAAGCTTATAATGCAAAACTTCATTCGGCGGGATCTGATGGATTACATATTCGATGCTTGGAAGGTTAATCATATTTTGAGCATAAAAAACTTGATACATTGTCTGGTATTGCTGATGATAATAATATACTTTCTCTATGTCTTCCGGATCCGTGACGATCTCCCAAATGGTTGAGGGATCTATAGCGCGCACAAGAACATCACCTGTTTCACCCATCGGGTCTTTGTATATCCTTACCATCAATTCGCCATCCCGGCTTTCCTGATCGCACCATACTTTGATTCGATTATAAAAATCGTTTTTCTCGCAGAACTTATCAAAATGCTCTTGTGCTTTTGCATTTTTAAATTTAACTTTGAATCCCCGCCCAAGCACAAAGTACGTTGTTATTTTTATGATCTGGTGGGCCACTGGATTATGATTCCACATCTCAAATGCTTTAGCGTGCATAGAGAGGTAATCGAACAGACAAAGTTGCTTGCTGAAAGGACCGCCCATGATCGGAGTATATTCGACATCACCGTTAGCTATGGCTATTGTCCCTGTGCCGGTATCTGAATCATTTGCGAATGGATCGAAGTTGTATGAACCGGGACCAAAAAAGGTTGTTTCGCGCAGTTTCTTATCGTTTGCTTCGGCTTGTCTTAAGAAGGTCTGGTAATCTGTCGCACTGGTTATTTTTACTTTATATAAAATCTGCTTCCCTTCAATCATCTTAGTTGCGAGTACAGTTCCCATGATTGCCAGGTCTTTCGGATCCTTATATATCCAGCCCTTGTCTTTCTTCTCAAACATATACTTTTCAAGAAAGTTCTGATATGGAGTTTTTCCGCTTCCTTTGAATTGGAACTCTTCTTCAGGTACATACTGGGCGAGGATATCTTCGGCCTTCATACCGCCTGCGCGGTCTTCCATCATCGGTATAAACTTTTCTTCTTTTACTTCTGCTTGGACTTTCGGTGTAAGCGGTGTATTTATTTTTTCAGTCATGGGTTCACTCTCCTAATGCGTGAAGTTTAACATAGCGATTATCTCTTGTCAATAGCGATTAGTTTTTTATCAGAATTATATCCCCATCCGGAAGGCGCGTATCTTTCAGTTTCATCTTTCCTTTGGCTGAATCTGTTTCGGAATTGTACATTGCCGGTTCCGGTAATTCGTTCCCGGCGGCCCAGTAGCAGGCTCCGGCCAAGGCATCAGCTACGTTCTTACTGCCATGTTTCGGATGATCTACCTTTACCCCTTTTATAAGCTCCAAGCGCCTCAATTCCTTTGTTAATGTTTCAAAGGCTGGTACACGCAGCCTACGATCCATTAAGAGGCCTTTAAGCGTATCGTAGGGGGCCATGGAGCGGTCTATTGATAGTACTTCGACTATCTCTTCCTGCCGGCCTTCAGCATTGGTAAACTTGCCGAATTTCTTTCTGAGTTGTTGAATGCTGTCTACTGACTGCCAGCCATCAAAGCTTATCTTACGGATTTTAAAGCCTTTGGCTTTCATTCGCATGATCAGGTCCCGAACCTCCGAGAAGTCTACCTCTCTGTTATGCTTCTTTGATCCTTTTATCTCTGCCAGAAGTACAGCGATCACAAGGTTACGATACTTGGTTACTGCTGCTATACCACAGGCATCTTTATTGAGTCCAAGGTCAACATGAATGTATACAGGCGTGCCGTAATCATCACCGCCATCACTGAGTAAGTATCCTTGTTTCCAGAGGTTCTTTACCCGGTCTATCTTATAAGCATCGTCTATTGCTTTCTGGTCTTTAATGTAAGGCTCCAATGCAAGACTGGGGATGGCACAGAAGTCGCGCAAGAACATTTCAGGGTTTGCATGATAATCTTTAAAGAACATAGTGGGGATTCGTATCTTTAATAGTCCGTCTTCTGTCTGGGCTGTAGCTTCAAACGTTGCGGCTTCGGATAGATCAAAGCCCGGCTTGATATCCCATAATGCGGAACGTTGTTTATAGACTGTCGGATCTTCCTGCTTCATTTTCTTTTCTATAAAATCATCAACATAACGCGGGTTACTGATTATAACAATCTTACCAAAGTTCTTGAACCTGGATTTAATACGCCGGTCTATGGATGTAAAAATATCTTCGGCAGCGCTTCTACCTTCCTTCTCTTGATACCATGCAGCTTCGTCTATAATGGCAGCAAAGATGTTATAACCGGCCGGGAAGGTTTCTTTACTGTTGCCGGGAACAATATAAACATTTTTATTGAGAAAGCGGATAACAGATTTAATCTTCGGGTCCCTGGGTGCATGATCTCGAAACCAAGGGCTATCATCTATCCTAGCGAGAATATTTCCGAATACGATATCTTTAGCGTTGGTAGCAGTCAGAGACATATTCATAAAGGCTATCTTTGATTTCGGCGCTAATCCAAATTCTTTATGAGGGCTTCTAAGGCATAGTATACGATACACTTCATAGGTTGCTATGATTGAGGACTTCCAGGACTTACCTGCTCCGATTGCTTCGTCAAAGACTGCTTCTCTATAATTCCCATGATAAAACTCTATAAGCTGTTTCTTTACATTAGGCCAGACATAATTTTTAAGGTCAAGGTATTGCGGGGATTCAATAAAGGTTTCAATGTCAACAGGCACTTCTTCCCACTTGTCCGGGTTCTCAAAGATCTCGATAGACTCTTCGATCTGCCTTTTTATTTCACTTTCCGATATCTTTCCCTGCCGTAAGCTCTTTATGGATTCGCTTAAGGCTTCGTAGTATAGATCCTCTTGCTTGTTCATCTTTGGCTAACTCCGTCATTTGAACAGTAATATTATTCTGAATGTTTGTTGTGGTTGTTGTAGAGCCAATGGCTCCGGCTGGTACACTTAACCCCATAACTTCCCGTTCACCTTTAATGCCTGTATCAAGGGCGCGTACCGCTTCCCCTCCGGTTTCAAATAATGGTTCACCTGGCTTTCTCTCTTTAGCTATATGTTCTATTGCTTTAACTTGAACAAGTTGATATGCCTGACCCTGAAGTTTTGTCCGCTCTCTTACTTGATCCAGATGGACCTGCTCTCTTTCCCATGCTTCTTTGGCAGCCCGATTCTCTACGCGTTCTTGCCAGTGATATTTGATGGCCCATTGACCTACAGTCCATTCAGAAACATTAAACTGTTTCTGTTCACTTGTCCCTTTATAGCTTCTGCGAGGCATGTTATAGTAAAAATCAAAAGCTTCAGCTTGTTTGATAGTTTCCTTTGGTTGCTTTCCTGGCATATCACTACCTCTTTGTCTGTAAGCATTAAAGCAGAGAAACCGCGCCTTTGTTTGTAGGGCTCGGCTCTCTGCTATTATAACACTCTTTTTTACTTTTGTCTTGTTTTTTTCTTGAACTTGTGCTTAAGTACTTTTCTTTGTTATTCTCCTGTAATTAAATTCTTTAACAATTCAAAACCTCTCCTGTAATCCATTGATTGATGTGTTATCTCTTTTTCTATTGTCACACAGGTTTGCATGAATAGTTT